AACCAGATTCTCGATATATCTCTTACGGATAGACCATAAATATTAATACTGAATTGAATGTACTATGGTATTACCTACATTAAACACACCGAAATTTAAGACGAAACTGCCTTCTGATGGCAGAACAGTCAATTACAGACCATTTCTAGTAAAAGAAGAAAAAATTCTTCTAATTGCAACAGAAACTGGAGACCAAAATAGTATGGTTTCTGCGATTAAGGATATTATTCGTGCTTGTACTGATATACAAGATCCTGAAAATCTTTCGACATTTGACATTGAATTTATTTTCCTACAAATCCGCACAAAATCCGTTGGTGAATCTGTAGATGTTACGGTGCTTTGCCCTGATGATGAAGAAACTGAGACAGAAGTGAAGATTCCTCTTAATTCTATTAAGATTAAGAGAACAAAAGGACATACTAATGAACTTAAAATTAGTGATGAAATAGTTCTTACAATGGACTATCCTACTTTAGAAACCTTTGTAAAGATGAACTTTGTTCCTGATGAAACACCTGGTATGGATCAGGTATTTGATATGGCAGCTAGTTGTATAGCATCTATTGCTGACCCAGAACAAGTTTATGATGCACAGGATTTACCAAAAGAGGAAATACTTGATTTCTTAGATCAGATGACTTCTGAACAATTTAAGAAAATTCAGGATTTCTTTGAAACTATGCCTAAACTTCAGCATACAGTTAAGGTAACTAATCCTAAAACTAAAGTTGAATCTGATGTTGTTCTTGAAGGATTAGCGGCTTTTTTCGGATAGCCCTTCTTCATAACACCTTGAAGAATTATTATGATACTAATTTTGCTTTGATACATCATCATAAGTGGAATATTGAGTACATCGATAATCTTATGCCTTGGGAAAAAGAGGTTTATATTAATCTCTTAACCGAATTTCTTAAGGAAGAGGAGCGTAGAATGAAGGAGCAGAACGCGGCTAATGGCTAAATTGCAGCTGTATAAATTTATTAATCCAGGAGGTGCAGGCACTAGTAAGGGTCTGAAGCACAATGCTGGACGCACAGCAATTTTAGGCATTAACCGTTTAGGTAGTACTCTTAATGGTATTACTCAGATTGTTGGTGATATGGGATCTATTGCTAAGGCAACAGATCGAGTTGAAAGATTACAAGAAAAAGCAGAACGCAGAAGGTTAAAGAGAGAACAAGACCAAGCTGCTGAGGATGAATTAGAACGTAAAAATGCCCTGATGGGAAAGGGCATAAAGTGGAAAGGGGCGGTAAAAAAACAAAAGAAGGGGTTTGCTGAACAGTTCTTTGATAAGATAATTACTCCTTTTGCAAGTTTCCTTAAGATAGTAGGATCCTGGTTAATTGGACTGGGTGGTAAACTTGCTATGTACGAGGGTCTGAAATGGTTAGCAGACCCTGCTAATAAAGATAAAGTAGAATTATTTTTACATAAACTCCATGTAGTCTGGTCAAAGATTAGTGGATTCTTCATGGGAAGAATTGGTAATATAATGGATGGGTTTGCCAATTTATTTGGAAGTGGTAATACTCTTGGAGAGAGATTAAAGGGTTTAGGAGAGCTTATACTTGGAATTGTTGGATTAGGGGCGTTATTAAATCCATTTGGATTAATGGATGCTATTCTAAGCTTATTAGGATGGGATTGGTATAGAGATAAACCACAGAGAAGTAAAGGTAAAGGACCGAATCAAGGTAGAAACTCAAGACCAGGTAAAAATCCAAGGTGGACTAAGACTAGTAGTTCGATTAATCGAAGGTTTGGTAAGAACGGAAATAGATTATTTGATCAATACCGACGTATGGGTATGTCGGAAAGTGAAGCACTTAAGAGAGTAACAAGAGCTGCACGTAAGAATCCCCAAGCATTTAAACCACCTAAACCTACAAGTGGATTATCACCAAGCGGTGCTCCTAAAGGAAAGATAATAAAACCTGGTGCTAAACCTGGATTAGGGAAGATGCTTAAGAGAACTAATCTTAAGTTCTTAGGACCTAAAGCATTAAAGGGTGTTAAGGGTGTATTTAAGAATGTATTTGGAAGAATACCGTTCTTTGGTGCTGCTTTAACTACTCTATTCTCTCTAATGATGGGAGAACCATTAGATCAGGCATTATGGAAAGGTGGTGGTAGTGCTATTGGTGGTGCATTAGGAACTCTTATTCCTATACCAGGTGTAGGTAGTTTAGTTGGTATGCTCGTTGGTGAGTATGTCGGTGATTTGATGTACACCATGTTTAGTGGTGGTGGAATAAAAGCAGTTGGTGATAGATTAAAACAAGATATTAAAAACGTATTTAATCAAGTTGGTAATTTAATTAACTGGGTTAAAAAAGGATTTGTCAGGTTATATGAGGGATTGCCTAAATGGAAGATTCCTGAACTTCCAAAATGGGTTCCGAGACGAGATTGGATAAGTAAATGGATGTTGATGGGTCTACCAGGAATGGAGATCCCAAATCCTATATGGTTAGCTAATCCACTTAATATTTGGCCAAAAGCTAAGTTAATTGCATCTGCTTTCTTTGGTGATAGTGCTATTCCCAAAGGAAAGACTGAGACTGGTCAGAATGCCCCTAAAGAATTATCTGAGAAAGAGAAAGAGAAAATCAAAGGTGCTACTTCTGGTGTCAATGCTAGAAAACGAGCAGAACTTGAAGGTAAAACACCAATTTATAATAAGCGTGGAAGAATTGTAGGTTGGAAAGATAATGAAACTGGTGAGGTTACAAAACAAGAAACTAAGTATGCAGCATCTGATCCTAATAAACGGCAGATGGGTAGATCTGCTGCTAAAAAGAGGCAGGAAGCAAAGAAATCTGAAACTACACAGATAGGTCCTTGGGCTCCTGGTTCTGGTGGGTTTAAGACTTACGAAGATCATTTAAATAAACCTAAAAAAGAAGAATCAAAATCAAAATGGTGGAACCCATTTAGTTGGGGTAAGATGCGTGGAGGTAAGGTATTAGGTTATGGAGCCGTACCTCCTAGACTATTAAATAAGCAATATTTCTTTGGTAAGATCTTTAGAGGTATTAGTAGAGCAGTTAGTGGTGTA